AGAGCTCGCCGTCCATGTAGGCGCCGAGCACCTTGAACCACAGGTCGTCGTCCGGCGGCTCCATATCCTGCGCCGTGTTCCCCGCCGGGATGCCCGACGTCGGAATGGGCGTTGAACGAAGCCGGTCGAGGAGCGGCGCCATATCGCCAGATACGGCCTTGCTCACTAGCTCTTCGTTGGTCGTCATGTGTTCACCTCCTCCTAGCTACAGTCTAGCAGAGCGCCTAGAGTTGAACTCACACCTTGAAAGTGCCGCGCGACTCCAGAAGTTTCGGAGTCTTGCCCGAGTTGTCGTAGAGCTTGTGCGCTGCGAACTGGTGCTTGACGGCCTCGAAAGCGTCGCGGTTCGCGCTCGACGAGCCCGTCTTCGACTTACCGCTGTTCACGTGAGACGACGGCACGAGACGCTGCCCGAGGTGCTGGCCGGTCGTGTCGCGCCAGTGCGCAAGGTGCCCGCCCTTGTGCCGCTGCTCGACGCGAGTCTGGCTCATCGCGAACGGAATGTCGACGAAGACACCGTGCGTACGGTAGCCCGCGGCGTGCAGGGGTGCGATCCGCTTCGAGACCGAGCCGGGCGAACTCATGGTGATGTCCCAGATGACATTCTTGTGCGCGCGGGTCGCCTTCTCCGCGAGCATGAGTGCCATCATCGAGGACTCCTCGTGCACGAACGCGGAGCGCTCCATCGGCGAGAGCCCGGCCAGCTCGGGAACGTGGCCGCGGCGGGCCAGCTCCTCCTTGAAAATGTCGGGGTTGATCGTGACGTAGTGCTTCTCGTTGAGCCCCGGAATGTTCTTGATCGACGTCGACTTACCCGCGCCGGGCAGGCCGCCCAGGAAGAGCGCCTTCTTCTCGGACAGCGCCGTCTTCGCCTGTCGCCGGTAGACCGTGTTCACGATGTCCCGCTGAAGCCTGCGTCGCTCCTTCGACCACGTGATGGAGCCGTCGGCGTTCGTAACCCCGTTCACGCCGTCGTTCTCCGTCGCCAGCCGCGAGGCGTTGGAGATGATCGCGGTGTCGGCGGCCTTGACGTGGCGGCCGTAGGCGTAGTTCTCGGACTTCGTGGGGATGACGCGGCCGTTGTGGTCGAGCGGGCCCTTCAGCGCGTTCTTCTTGCCGAACCGTCCGCGCCAGTCGCGAGGGTGCAGTCCCTCGTTCCAGCTCAGGTCGATGTCGCGGTAGCGCGCCTCGCGGACGGCGAGGTCGAGGACGTCGAGCTGCGCGGAGCTGAAGCTCGCGCGCTGCGCCACGCTGGCCGCCGAGCCCGCCACGGTCGCCGCTCCGGCCTTGCCCCGGCCCCAGCGCCCCGAGCGCGCGGCGCGGTTCGTCAGGCCCCGCGCCATCGCGATAGCGCGGTGCTTGTCCATGCCCTTACGAATGAGCGCGTGCGCGATCATTCGCTCATAATCGCTCAGCTTCCGGCCGCCCTTGTAGCCAGGCTTCGCGAGCGGACTGGCGTCGGCCGGGCGCCCATTCGGCGTCACAGCGAGATCGACGAAGGCGCGCACGAGATCGGTCACGCCACGAGGGTACCGCGCACTGGCGCTGGCACAGTTCCGGTTCGTATGGACGTCATCGGCACCACCGCAACCCGGTCCGCGTCGCTGCCGCGGTGGCTTCAAGCGGGTCGAGCTGCACGAGTTCCGGGTGTCATCGAACAACGCGGTACACCCGTTCTGGTTCGCCCAGAAGTAGCCGGGGCGGTCAGGCTCCGATCGCCGTGAGTACAGCCAGCCCATCGACGGCGTAGCCCTGATCGTTCTCGTGGAGGCTGTCGTACATGAAGCCCTTGGTGTTGGCGTTCGACCATGTCTGATAGATGGCGGTCAGGTCGATGACCGGCACGCCGTAGGTGTCGGCGAGGTCGTAGATCGCGTTCACGTAGGTGTTCCAGACAGCGGTGGTGACCTGGGTCGTTTGGGGGGGCGTGGGGACGATGAGGATGACGTCGCGGCCGCCGCCTTGGTGGCCGGTGATGATCGTGCCCATGTTGCTTTTGTAGGTGGCGATCGAGATCGCGGCCTTGGCGTCGTTGACTCCGAGAGCGACCATCACGACGGTGCAGGGGATCGTTTGCGCCAGGGTCTTCGTCTGGTAGAACGTCGACGCGATCCAGTCGGTGGACGTGCTGCTACAGATCCCGATGTTGTGGATGTCGAGGCCGGTGGGGTGTCCGACCGCGATGGCGGTCAGGTAGACGGTGCTCGCACTGCTGGTGGTGATTGTGACGGCGTGCGCGGCGTTGGTCTGGCCCGTGATGGTGATGATGTTCAGGACGCTCGACCCCGCAGGGACGAACACCCCCGTAGCGGCGGTGTAGCTGCCTGCCGTGACCGAGACGTTACCGGCGAGCGGGAACGCCCCGTCGATCTTGATGATGAATGAGGCGCTGTTGGAGGGCGTGATGATCCGCACGTTCTCACCGGCTAGGTCGCTGGTGAAGGTGAGGACCGCGCCCGAGGTCGACGCCTGCGCGAAGTTCGAGTTGGTCGTGAGGCTCTGGGACCAGCCGGTGCCGTAGGTCCAGCGGTTGTCTCCGGTGCCAGCGGCGGCGTTCTGATTGCCGGTCACATACCCCGTACCCGCAATGGTGTAGCCCCGCCCGCCCAGAAGCCGCCGAACATTGCCAGGCATACTCGCGGCGGCGTTGATCGACGCGCCACCGTTCGTCCCGAGACCCGCGATCTTGCTGTCACCCTCGAACAGAATCCCGACCAGCGCAGAGTTGCGAAGTGCCGTAGCGAGCACATTGGTCAGGTTCAGGGTGTTGCCCGGCAGGCGGTTGTATTGGGCTTTCGCGGGGTCGAAGTTCCCGGCACGAGCACCGACGTTGGCCGGTGTCGCGTTGCGGGAGTACCGGCCGTCGTCGGGCCGGTAGGCGGGGGTGCGCTTGCTGAGCGCGGATGCTCCGGGCATTAGGACGACACCGCCCCGGTAAGCAGGTAGTTGACCGCGGTCGCCGCAGAGGCGTTGACGGAGATGAACGCCCCTGCGTCGAGCATCGCGCCCTTGAGGCAGGACAGGACATCCTCGGCGCTGATGGTGTCGTTCGCGGCCAGCGAGTAGGACGACAGCACCTTGCGGGTGCCGTCAATGGTGCTGCCAGACGGGACCACGGACACGGTCACGGTGACGGCGGCGCCCGTGACGTTGGTCAGTGACGCGGTCGCGATCTTTGTCGCCGACGACGCTGGCACGGTGTAGATCGTCGTATCAGTGGTCGCGCTGGCGACCTGCCCACCCGCCAGGACTTTACCGGCCAGGTTCACGGACTGCTTGAAGTCGGCGGGCATATCAGGCTCCGAACACTAGGGCCAGCCCGACGGCGGCGTTGGCAGTGGTTTGGGCGGTCGTGACGTTGCCGTTGGTGGTGGCGAGCGCCCCTGTGGTGGCGGCCCCGATCGACGTGGTTGTGACTGCCGCGGCTGCACCGGCCGGGTCGAACGCAGTAGACGGCTGAGTGGCTGCCGTGCCGAGGCCGAGGTTGGTGCGGGCCGTCGCCGCGCTGGCAAGGTCAGAGAGGTTGTTCGCGGCGAGCGGGAAGCGCGTGAAGTAGCCGGGCGGGTTGTCGCGGCCCTTCCCGACCCAGGCCGTGCCGGTCCACACGAAGGTGATCGACTGCCCGGCCGTGTCGAGCGGGGTGTAGGAGACGCCGACGTTGTCCGTGATGGTGAGGGTGTGACCGGCCGCGGTGGCGGTCAGCTTCACGGTGATCTCGTCGTCCACCCGCGTACCAGCGGCGAGGGCGCGGGCACAGTTCGCGGCGGTCGCGTCGACCTGCTCGAACGCTCCCGCCGAGAGGGTGCCGGTCGTCGCGGTCGAAGGCGTGGCGAACCCCGCCCGCGGCCGATACGTGGCCGACAGTGCCAGCGCCGCGGCCAATGCTGCGATCTCGCTCGGGTCCGGGCCAGGCGCCGCGGGGGCCGGGTCGGTCGAGTAGCGGAGCCGCACCTCGGAGCGCTGCGCCGCCGCGATCACCGCGTCGAGCGTCGTCTGGTCCGAGATCGTCTGGAAGGTCGGCGTGATCGTCGGCAAGCCGAGGCCCGGACTGAACGTCTTCAGGTTGGCGTACGTAGCGACTGCGAGCGGTGCGGTCAACGGTTGCTCGCTTCCCTCTAGCTGGCGATGCGGTACTCGTCAGTGCCGGTTCGAGGCTGGCGCCGCACCGCGGGGCGTCGAAGCAAGGATGCCACAGCTTCGTCGACGAGCCCGGCGCCCTCGTGCGGCGGGCCCGGTCGGCACCCGCAATTCGGATGCACCGAGCCCGGCAGGCCGATGATCGGGATGCTGTCGGCGTAGAAGTTGTGACCGTCGGCCGCGATGCAGTCGGTGTCGCTGTCGAGCGCGGCGTTGCGGTACCAGCCGAGCAGGGGCCCGAACATCATCGCCGACGTGCCGACGTTGGCCGCGACTTCGAGGCGGTTATCCCGCGCGGCCCGGTGCGCCTCGTAGTTGGGCTTCTCGGCCCGCACGGCGTCGCGCACGCTCGCGCCGCTGTCGATCTTCGCCTGAATCCGCTGCGCGGCCTTGACGACGTAGGCGGCGCGGAAGTAGACGTCCTGATTCGCGGTGCGGCGCGCGATCTCCGCGGCCGGGGAGTTGCGCTCGATCGAGAAGCGCGCGAGCTGGGGCCGAGCGCTGTGCGCGTGCTTGGCGAGGCCCAGCGCCGCCTCGACGGCCGGAAGCCCTGTGCTGGCACCGAGCAGCGCCTTGACGAGCTGCGCGGTCTTCAGCGCGGCGTAGCCCGCGAGCAGGATCTCGACGATGGCCGCCGCGGTCGAGTCGTCAACCTGGGGCGGCGCCACCGGCTGAACCGTCGAGGTCGTCGGCTTGCCCTGCGGCGGCGGCGAGTACGCCGGGGCGCTCATCGGTCGCCCCAGCGGCCGAGGTCGCGGTACTCCCGGCGCATCCGGCGGTAGGTGACGAAGATGAGCACGGCGACGAACACGAAACCGATCCAGAAGTAGGTCACGGCCTGCCCTTCGCCGCCTTGACCGGATTCTTGCCCGCCTTGCCCGCCGCCATCGCGCGGGTGGCGGCTCCGGTGGCCCCGGCTACGGCAGCGACGTTCCCGGCGTTCTGCTGCGCGAGGAGCTTCTGGCCGCGACCAAGTTGCGTCGCATTGGCCTGCGCCTGCATCGCCTGAATCGACATCTGGCGCGCCTTCTCAGCGGCCCCGGTGAACGCCTTCTCCAGCTTGTCGCCGTCCATCCCGAGGTACGTCGACACCTGGCGCACCAGCTCTTGAATGAACTCATCCGGCACCAGCGCCGGGTCGCGGCTGCGCATGAGGTTCGAGAGCATATCGACGGCGGCCGTCTTGTCCTCGGAGTTGAGCGGCGCCATCTGGTAGAGCGGCACGACCGCGGAGGGGCCGAAGTTGTGCCGCACGATCGGCGCGAACAGGCCCGAGCGGATCGAGCGCTCGTACTCGCGGTGCTTGCTCTCCAGCGTCATGAGGAAGAAGTCGCTCGCGTCGGAGCTGAGGTGCACGCCCACGTTGCCACCGGAGACCGCCGTGCTCGTGAGGTCGAGGAAGCCCGCCATGACGGCGTTCGTGGCGCACTGGTCGAGCCACGTGATCGTCTTCATAAACTGGTCGGCGCCCTTGCCCGAGAGATCGAGCGCCTGCACGTCGACGTTGCTCGGCTGGCCGTCGGTGTCGATCGGGATGACGCCGGAGCCGCGCGCCTGCGCGATCGAGCGCGCCACGGCGCGAGCGGTGTCGTCGTTCTGGCTCTTCACCAGCACCCGCGGCAGGCTCACGCCTTCGAGGAATTGGAAGAGCAGGAACATGATCTTCTGTTTCGTCTTGTAGGCCCAGTACGGCACTTCGAGGTCGGAGATCCCGTTGATAGGGTCGCGACGGTTGCCGTGCACGTGGACGAACTGCTGGGGCCCCTCGATCTCGATGGGATAGATGCCCGGCGTGATGCCGGGCCCGACGACGTAGGGCTCCTGCTGGAAGCCGATGATCTTGCCGCTGCGCGGGTGGTGCATCGAGCGCGTCGTGGTCTGCGGACGCCACGCGACGTCGGCGTAGACGGCCTTGCCGCGGAAGTCGCCGCGGCCCCGCGTCCAGACGATCTCCCAGAACGCTTTCTTGTAGACGACGCTGGAGGTCATCTGGTCGATGATGACGTCGAGCGGCGTCGCACAGCCACCGTTGAGCGGGTCGGTGTCCCAGAACTTCGTCAGCCACTCGCACTCGCCGCGGTCGCCCTTGGCGGGCTTGATCGTGCGCTCAGCGCGCATCGTGGGGTACGTGAGCACGGCCTCGATCTGGCGCGCCTTGTAGTCGCGCTTCAGCATATCGGCGAGGTCGCGGGCCTCCCAGTCGGAGTAGGCGAAGACCTTGCCGTTGTTCCAACCCATGAAGAGCCGGTCGTACCAGCCGAACGACGTTCCCTCTTCGCGGTCGAAGACGATCTTGTCGCTGGGCTCGATGAAAGCATCCCGGCCGCGCACGTCGAGGATCGTCGAGCCGATCGTCTGCACCATGCCGGGGAGTCTACGGCGCGTAGCCGTCCCGGTGCTCGAAGCGCTCGGTGTAGCTCAGCGGCTCGGCGTCGAACATCGGACGGCCGCGCAGGACGCGCCACGCCATGCGGAGCCGCGCGAGCAGCCCGAAGCGCTCGACGCTGCCCTGCACGTCCGCGGCCACGTCGCGATCGTGCCACGGCGGGTCGTTGTGCGCGAGGGCCCAGGCCGCCATGAGGCGCGGGTCGTTGGTGACGAGGTGCTGGGGCTCGCAGGCGAACGCCGCGCCCTTCGCCGCGCGGAAGTCGGCGGCCGGGTCGCTGGCGGGGCTGCCCCAGGGACGCTCGTCCTGCCAGCGCACGAGGATGCGGCCGTAGCCCGCTTTATTGCCCAGGCCGTCGTCGAGGTGGCCGATGATGCGCTCGTGGCGGTCCTTCCGAGCGTCGAAGCGTCGAGCCCGGCCCTCGCCAGCGTCGACGACGGCGTTCTCCTCGATGAGCGGGCCGTCGGTGCGGAGCCAGCGCTCGTCGGGCTTGCCGCTGAAGCCGGGCTCGTTCGGCGTGCTCACGAGGTCGCCGCCTTCGCCCTGCCGACGAGGGCCCAGCACACGGCGGCGCACTTGTCGAGGGGCAGCGCGTTGAACCTCGTGCGCAGGGCCTCGGTGCTCAGCTTGCCGTAGACCTGCACCATGAGCGCGGCCGTGGTGGCGTCGAGCAGCACGCCGTCGATCTCCTCGGCCTGGTGCGCGTCGGCCACGCGCTGCGCGATCTCGATGTTCGTGCTCATGTTGACTCCTTCGGTTGTCACGAGTCGGCCGGGTAGAGGCAGAGCGCGTACCCGGCGTACGGCTCGGCGAAGATCCCGAGCGCCTTCAGCTCGTCGAGCCACGCCGCGTCGAGGGCCCAGTCGTCGGGCCCGCCTTCGAGCAGGATGGTCGGCGTCGGTTCGCCGGGCCAGTCCCAGTCCATCTTCAGCATCGGGCCCAGGCCCTTGTTGGCCGCCTCGGGGCCGGTCGGTGCTGGGATCGGCGTGTCGGTCGCCTCGTCCCAGCCGCCGTAACCCTTGCGGCCCATCCACGCCGCCACGGCGGCCAGCGCCTTCTCGCACTTCGCCTGGCTCAGCTTCTTCGTCTTCACTTCGACTCCTTCTTCGCGTAGCGAGCGGCGCGCTTCTGGCACGCCTTAGCAGCGGAACACCGCCACGAGCCGTCGGCCTGTTGCGTGAAGCGGTGGATCCCGTACGAACCGCACTCCGTACACGTGACGGCGGTGGTCGGTTCCTTGCTCATGCTGACTCCTTCGCTTGCCTGCACCTTCAGTGTAGCAGAGTTGAACTCGTTGCGGCGTTAGCCGAGGTAGCCGTGGTCGCTCACGTCGAATTGGCTCGCGTCGAAGCGCTCGTACTCACTTGAACTCGTGTAGTCGATCACGCCGCGCTTGTTGAGACCACTGCGCTCAGCGCGCGTCAGCTTGCCTTGCTCCACGAGGTCAACGTCGATCGGTGCGAGCGTGTCCATCCGCATACCGTCCGGCCAGAAGGCTTGAATCACCGCGTCGGCGCTGTCCGTCGAGCGTCCCAGCCGCTTGCGAATCTCGTCCTTGCTCTCGACCTGAATGATGCCCCCGGCGAGATGGCTGTACTTCACCGCCGTCAGCTCCTCGATGAGCCGCTCGTCGTCGGGCAGCATCATGCGGCTCCCGCGGCTCGGGTCGATCGCCTCGCGGAACTTCCACCACGCCGCGGCGCGGTCGTTGCGGAACTTGAACTCGCCGATCTTGTCGCTGCGGTGGCTCGTGGCCGCGGCGTTGAACGGAATCGAGCGGCCCACGACGCCGGGTGCGACGAGGAGCTGCCCGGTCTCGGCGTCGCGTATGCCGTCGCGCCGATAGCGCTTCAGCGTGTCGTACACGCCTGCGCCGATGCCGATGACGTCGACGACGGCCAGCGCTTGCGGCTCTTGAATGTGCGGTGCGGCCACGTCCGCGGTGTCCACGGTGTCGGCGTGACGGTAGCGGTTCAGCTCGGTGATGATGTCGCCGAAGCGCAGCGCGATGCACGTCTCGTCGAGGCCGCCGTAGGCGACGTCGACGCCGACGATGCGGTTCGTCGCTCGGGTGGCGTCGAGCGGCCGTCCGGCGAAGTCCCAGTCCTTCCAGCGGTTGACGGCCTGCTGGACCCAGCCCAGCGGCACCACGCCGGTAGCGGTGCTCGTGGGGAAGATCCCGCGCACCTTCGCCTGGAAGAGCGGCGAGCCGTCCGCGCGGCGGCGGATCATCTCTCCCAGCTCGTCGGTGTCGTAGTCGTCGAGCGCGGAGTCCGGGATGCCGCACCAGCGCTTGATCCGCTCCTCGACCCAGAGCGGGCTGAGCAGGTACGGCCGGAGGTTCGGCGGCACCGGCTCGTCGTTGTACTCGATGCCCTCCGCGGCCATGAGCGCCGCCACCAGCGGGTACGTGGGGTGGTTCGGGTCGTCGCCGACGATCTGCGCCGCGCTCATGTTGGGGCTGCGCAGGCCGTCGAGCTGAATGACGTTCCAGCCCGAGCCGGGCTTGCAGATCGAGGCGAAGTGGCTGCCGGGGTCGTCGGGGTTGCCGATGGCGAGCACCCGCGCGTACTCGTTCGTGGCGAGCGCGTCGACCGCATCGAAGAGGTGGCGCGCGACGCCGCCTGCCTCGTCGATCACGATGAGCACGTGCAGCGCGTGGATACCTTGGAACGCGCTCTCCTCGTAGTCGGCGGGCTTGCGGCCGTAGCCCACCAGCTCGGCGCCTTCGTACCACTGCGGGTAGCCAGCCCTGTTGATGCGTCCGCGTAGCTTCGCCAGGCGGTGCACCTTCGCCACCTCGCGCCAGAGGATCGCCGACACCTGGGCCGCGGTCGGCGCCGTGCTCACCACGAAGCTGTCGCCGCTGACGTGCACGTCGTTCCACCAGCCGATGACGCGGCTACCGACGAAGCTCTTCCCGAGGTCGTGCGCAGAAGGCACCGCTGTGTAGCGGTTGTCGCGCACCGACTCGATGATGGCGCGCTGCGCCGACCAGAGGTACTCCTTCGGCCGGTCCCTGACCCACGCCACCGGCCGGAGCGCGTAGCTCGATTCGTCGTCGAAGCGCTCCTTCAGCCGGGCCATGACGTCCGGCGTGGAGAGGCTCACGGCGTATCGAAGGCCCTCGGCAGGCCGGTCCAGCGCGTGGTCGTCTTGTAGTGCTCGTGCAGGCCGTCGTGGTTCGGCGCGCGGTCGCACGAGATCCGGTGCGTCTGTGCTCCGGGGTGCAGCGGCGCGCCGCACCGCTTCGGCTCGTCCTCGGCGTCGAGATCGACGGGAACGATCTTCGTCTCATCGTCAGGGTCAGTCTGCACCAGCACCGCCGGGTGCGCCTTGCGCTCGGCCTTCTGCGCCGCCACGGCGCAGCGCACGGCGGCGTCCTTGGCTTCGAGCAGCTTGCGCAGCGCCACGGTGCGCTCGGGGCTGCGCGGGAGCGTCATCACGACGGTGTTCGCCAGCTCGGCGAAACGGGCCGACGTCGCGCGCAGCGGGCCGCTTGGGAGGTGGCCGTAGGCGAACCATTCGAGCATCGGCTCGGGGTAGTCGGGGGGTGCCACGAGGTCGTAGCGCGGGGTGTCTGCCGGGTGAGTTGTCATGCCCCGGATGCTACGCGGCGCCGC